AGCGAGACACATGAAGTAGATGGAGAGCAAGTACCATATACAGCAAGTGTTTATGGAACTCAGTCATTATCATTAGAAGATATTGGTACAGACTTTATTCCATTCGCTGATTTAACAAACACAATCGTAACTGGTTGGGTAGAAGGTCTAATGGGTGAAGAAGAAGTAGCTAATTTAAAATCTGCTTTAGATTCAAAGATAGCTGAAGAAATAAACCCAACTTCAGAAACTAAAACTATAGGCGAATAATATGGAAACATTAATAGAGCTAATTATCCTTACGGGGATAAGATTATTTATAATAAATAAGAAAAAGCCAGAATGGATTGATTGGCTTAAATCAAAAATTAGAAAGTAGAATATTATGGCAGATACATTTACCACAAACCTTAACTTAACCAAACCCGAAGTAGGAGCTTCAACTAATACTTGGGGTACAAAGATCAACTTAGATTTAGATACTGTTGATGGTATATTCTCCGCTGCTGGTAATGGTACGTCTGTCGGACTCAATGTTGGTTCTGGAAAAACTTTAAGTGTTACAGGAACAGCTAATTTTACAACTGATATAAATGTCAATGCTAATGGAGTTAATCCTAACAAAATAAAACTTTATAGTGGTAACGCTGGTAAGTATGTAAGTCTAAGTGCATGGGAGGATGTAGATGCAGTCGTAGATTTGCAATTTACTGGTGATGGTAATAACGGACAATTTTTAAGAACTGATGGTAGCGGTAGATTATCTTTTGCTACAGTTGATCTTTCAGCTAACAATTACTTTGCATCATCTGGTTTATCTAACCATGACTTAGGCATAGGCCTACATCTTAAAACAGGTAGTGCTGGTTTTATTTCAACTATTACAAACGATCAACAACTTGTTATAGAAAATAGTGGTAACACAGGCATATATCTTTTAAATCCAAACACTCACAATGGAGCTATTAGATTCTCTAGTTCTAATGCTTATGTAAATGGAAAAATAGAATACCAACACTCAAATAATTCTATGCGATTTAGCACGAATGGAAGTAATGAGAGAATGATCATTCATAGTGATGGCGATGTTTCTATTGGCACAACTTCTAATGAAGCAAGACTAGATACAAGATACAATGCTAATGCTAGTGGGTTTCAAATTCATAATCAAAAAACATCTGGTTGTAATTCATCTACAAAAGTTGCTGTTATTCAAGGTGACCAAGATAGTTCTGGTTCTTATGATTTAATTCATGGAAGAAATGGTGGCGGTCATGTATTTAATGTTGCTGATAGTGGAAATGTTCAAAATAGTAACAATTCTTATGGTTCTTTGTCTGATGAAAGAATTAAACAAAATATTTCTGATGCTAGTTCTCAATGGGAAGATATAAAAGCATTAAAAATTAAAAATTACAAATTAAAAAAATTAGTTAATAGAGATGGAGAAACTGCAACTAGTCATCTTGGAGTAATAGCACAAGATTTAGAAACTTCTAATATGAAAGGTTTAGTAGAAGAAGTAAGCCCTACTAAAGAAGATGTTGCTTTGCATTCCGATTTTGGAAGTATTGATGAAAATGGAGTATTTACTGAAGGACAAAAGATTAAATCGGTAAAATATTCTGTGCTTTATATGAAATCAATTAAAGCATTACAGGAAGCTATAGAACGCATAGAAACACTCGAAGAAAGAATTAACGCATTGGAGAACTAAGATGCCATTGATACAAGTGACACCACCAGCGGGAATCGTCACTAACGGCACGGAGTATGGAAACAAAGGTCGTTGGGTGGATGGCGATTTGGTACGTTTTGAAAATGGTTTTCTAAGACCAATAGGTGGTTGGGATAAATTAAACACAACAGCACTCACAGGAACACCTGTAGGATTATTCTCTTACATAATGAATAATGGTTCTAAGATTTTAGTTATAGGAACTAGAGAAAAAGTTTATGCAAGAGTATCTGATACATTTTACGATATAACACCTGTAGGTTTTGTAAGTGATGCATCAACCGAGCCGCTTGGTTATGGTGCATATCATTGGGGAGTTGAAGATTACGGAGATGCAAGAAGTCAATCAGGATTAGCATTTGAAACCAATAGTTTTTCTTTTGATAACTTTGGTGAAATATTATTATTCTGCACACCATCAGACGGAAAAATTTATCAATGGGATGCTGGAACACCAACAGTAAAAGCAACAGCAGTAAGTGGCGCACCCACTAATTGTCAAGGCGTAGTAGTTACTAACGAAAGACATGTTGTAGCTTTGGGTGCTGGTGGTGATCCTAGAAAAGTACAATGGTCATCAAGAGAAACACTTACAACTTGGACACCATCAGCAACTAATACTGCTGGTGATATACAAATACCAACAGGCGGTAGAATATTAGCTGGTGCAAAATGGCAAACTGATGTCATTATCTTTACTGATACAGGAGTTGCTAGACTTTATTACACAGGTTCTCCTTTTATATATGGTATTCAAGATGCTGGTACTAACTGTAAAGCAATCAGTCCAAGAACGATTACAACCGCTGGTGCTTTTTTAACTTGGATGGGAGAAAACTCATTCTTTGTTTTTGACGGACAGGTAAGAGAAATAAAATCAGACGTGCATGATTATATCTTTGATGACTTAAATGCTACTTATAGAAAAACATCATGTGGTGGCCATAACTCTAACTTTAATGAAATGTGGTTTTTCTTTCCATCAGGTGATACTGCAACCACACCAAATAAATATGCTATTTGGAACTATATAGATAATGTTTGGTCAATCGGTACGATGGATAGAGGATGTTGGATAGATCAAGGTGTATTTGATTTTCCAATATCATGCGACAGTTCTGGTAATGTTTATGAACATGAAAGTAAGTTATTATTTAACTCAGAAAACTTAGGCACAAGCAAACCATTTTGTGAAACTGCACCTATTGAAATAGGTATTGGCGATAATTATGTTCAATGTAATCAGATTATTCCAGATGAAGAGGCAAACACTTTGCCCGGAGTTGACATAAGTTTTAAAGGCAGATTTACACCGCTAGGTAGCGAAACAGATTTTGGTACATTCACATTTGATAGTGATGGTTATACCGATGCAAGATTTACAGCAAGACAAGTTCAAATGAAAGTTACAGGCGACACAGACCAACAATTCCAAGTTGGTATGATACGTCTAAATGTTAGAACTAGGGGTAGAAGATAATGGCAAGACGAGCATTAAAAAGACCAGTTATGCTTGATGACAATTATCAAAATTATTTAGTATCCGAGATAGAATATCGTGATGGTCTTTCCTTTAAGAAAGGGGAAAGGATCGAAGCAAATGGTGTAGATAGCACCGAATTAATATTGGTTAGTCCAAATGGTACAAAATACAAAGTCCAAGTTGACAATAACGGAAACCTCTCAGCCACAGCAACAGTCTAAAGAGCATTGGGAGATAGAGTTTGATCGCTTAGAGCATCATATTAAACGTGCATTAAAGCACCAAGATATGTATAATTTAAGTGATATTAAAGAAAAAATCCATCAAGGTATGTTTCATATCTGGGGTGGTAAAGATTCAGTAATAGTAACATATTTTACTGAATATCCTCAGTATAACGCATTAAATATTTTAATCGGTGCTGGGGATTATGAAGAGCTAGAGAAAATGTTATCTAGCGTAGAACTTTTTGCAAAACATCATGGATGCAGAAAAATATTTTTAGGTGGTCGTAAAGGTTGGTCACGAAAATTAAAGCATCTAGGTTTTGAAAAAATATTTTTTATAGAAAAGGAATTATAAGATGTCAGGAGCATTAGGAGCAATCGGAGCAATAGGATCAGTAGCATCGCTATTTGGTAAAGGTGGAAGTGATAAAGGAACTGCAACAACCTCTATTGATCCAGAAGCACAAGCAAGATTTAGAGATATATATAATAAAGGGTTGGGATTATACAACACACCTTTCCAGCCATACACAGGTCAAGCTATAGCTGGATTTACACCAGACCAAATATTTTCAAGAAATACTGCAAGAGATATGTTCAATGAATCTTTTGGCTTGAACCCAAGACAGGAGCTAAACGAACTAGCATTACAAGATGCTCCAAGTTTACTATCAATGGATTTAGACGCTTATCAAAATCCTTTTACAAACGAAGTTATAGATAACACATTAAGTGATCTTGATAGAGCAAGAAAAATACAACTACAAAGCGACCAAGATGCAGCAATAGGACAAAATGCTTTTGGTGGTTCACGATCAGCAATACTAGAAGCTGAAACAAACAGAAACTTTGCAGATAGAGCTGGTGATATTGCATCTAAATTAAGATCAGAAGGTTTTGATAGAGCAACTAATCTTGCAAGTCAGGACATAGGTAGAGATATGCAAAATAGAGCTTTCCAAGCAAACTTATTTGGCAATCAATTAGCAGATCAATATAGAACACTTGGTTTATTATCTGGATTTGGTGATAAACAACAAGCACTTAATCAAGCTGGACTTGACTTTAATTACAATGAGTTCCTAAGAGGATATGATGATCCATTTAGAAGGTTCTCAGCACTTACAGGTGCAGTATCAGGTATGCCAACAGGATCAACAACAACAACATCTAATAGAAGAGGACTTCTTGGAAGAGCAAATGATGCGGTTGGTATTTATGATAGTTTTAACCAGCTTAGTGATTTTTTTAGTTAGGAGTAAATATGGCTAATCCTTATTATGATAATAATTTAGCAAGATTAGGTGGCTTTGATTTAATGCAAAACAAAAGCTACGATAATTTTATGGATGCAAAACTAGGTGGCCTGTTAAAACAAATGCAACAAACCAATAACCTTGTTCAAGAAAACAACCTTATGGATATAGGTGTTGAAGAAAGAAAAAGAGAAGAAGAAAAATTAGCAAAAAAAGAAGCAAGGATGAAAGCTCTTAGAGAGTTTGGTGACAGAATGGAGATTATTAATCAAAGACGTTCTGGTAATCCACAAATTGCAGCTGCATTACAACAACAAATGGATGCAAGAAAACTTGCAGAACAACAAAGAATTGAAGCCACACAAAAACAACAAAGGTTAAATGCTATTTATGAAACCTTACCGCCAGAGCAACAGCGAATGATGGATATGATTAATGCTGGTGTTCCTAAAGATGTTGTAGAAAGTTATTTTAAGAAACCAGATACACCTAACAGCTATCAAGAATATTCATTAAGTACAAACGATCCGTCACCAGAAGGTTACTTGGCATTTTTAAATAGAAATATGCCTAAAGAAAAACAACCAACAGCAAAACAAATTTATGATAATTTAGCAGCCGACATTAAAACAAGGGTAGCTATAAATGGAGTAGAATCTTTAAGCAAAAATGAAAAAACTTTTTATAATACTTATCTGTTAAGACAAAATACTGGTGGGTTTGATAGATTTATAATGGATTATATAAGAGGTCAAGGTGATAGCAACAAAACAGCTAACGAAACAGAATATACAGACACGGGAGAAAGAACAGCTGATGGTAAAAAAATAGTGGAAAAAGATGGTAAAAGATTTGTTCAGGTTGATTAAAAATGCCACTCATTCCATTAGAAGAATATAAGCCAGAAGAAAAAAAGGAAACAACTCTTGTTCCCCTAGAAGAGTACGAACAAAATTTAATCCCTTTAGATACATACGAGGCAAACGCTAAAAAAACAGAAGCAGAACTTAAAGTTGATCCAGCATGGATTAATGCATCAAAAAAATATTACGAATTTAACATGGGTGCTGATGCACCAAAATTAAAATCAGACGAAGATTACGCTAATTATGGTTTAAGACAAATGGGTTGGTTTAATTACAACTTACCTAATATGACTGTAACTGCTAACAAGCTTTCCAATGCGGAGCAAGAAGATCAATTAAATTTTGTAAATTTAATGGATATGTATGACAACAAAAAAATAAGTGCAGCTGGTACGGGGAGACTTATAAAAGGTTTGGCACTTGATCCATCAACTTATGTAGGATTAGGAACTTTTGGTATCGGATTGCTTGGTAGAGAAGGCGGTAAGCAAGGTGTTAAGTTAGGTATAAGAGAGCTTGTAAAAAATAGAGCAATAAAAGGTGCTGGTGTAGGAGCAGTAGAGGGTGCTGGTTACACAGCTTATGATGATGCACAAAGACAAAGAATATTAACTGATGCTGGTTTGCAAGATGGTTATGACGTTAGTAGAGGATTAAAGTCTGCTGGACTTGGTGCAGTATTAGGTGGGGGATTAGGCGGAACTATAGGTGGAGTATCTGGTTATGTTGCTGGTAGAAAAGGATTTCCAATAGCAGATGAAGTAACCCCTACTCCTAAAGTAGAGCCAAGTGTTGAACCAAAAATAGAGCCAACTATAGAAGCAACTCCTGAAGTAACTCCTCAACCTAAACCACAAAAAAGACCAAAAAGTACAACGCTACCATCAATATTAAAACGACCACTTAAACCGAAGAAAATTAAAACAGCAAGATCGTTGGTATTTGGTGTTCCTAAAAACGATCCAAACTTTGAAGAGATTATTAGTGCTATTGGTTATGATGTAAACCAAGTACCAGCAACAAGAACAAGCAGACCACTATATAGAGCAGATGGTTCACCAGATAGTGATTACTTAGATTTACTTGTAGAACAATTTGACGAACTTGGTTTTGGTGCTGGAAGAGGTGGTGCTGGTGAAACAATGGGGATTGGAGTAACTAAGTTTGATAAAGAAGATGTTTTAGAAATATTAGAACAAGATTTAGTGCTACCAGAATTTGAAGAAATAAATCTCCAATATCAAGTCAAACTAAAACAATATGAAGATGTTACAAGTGCTTTAAATAGGGCTGGTATTGATCCTAATTCTCTTAGAGGTAAAACAGACGAAGAAGTTTTAGATATAGTATCGCAAATTAATGAAGCAGAAGATTTAACTGGTGCTAGAGTATCAGATAGTTTTGCTGCACAGTTTCAAGATCAGCCACCTGTATCAGCATACGCTGATGAACTTGCATCTAGTGATGGTGGTAACATAAATAATATAAGAGCAGAAGATGTTATTGATCCAACACCAGATGGTAGAGATTTTCAAACTGATACTACAACAGGCCTTAACCAAAGAGTTATTGATGTTGGTATGGAAATATTAGAAGAATTAGAAATACCAAAAAATAATAATGTAAAAATATCAGATCAATTAAAAGAAGCAGTATTGTTAGCAAACACTAATCCTAAATTTTATAAAAAGTTTGTTGATACTTTGCAAAGAAACAATCTTACAGTAGAGGAACTATCCTCAGTATTTAGAGAAAGCATTTCTGATTCAGCAAGACGTATGCAACAACTAAGTGTTGCAAAACAATCTATGAAAAGAATGGGCCAAGAGCTTGGAGAGATAGCACCAGATGAAGGTTGGTATGCAAATTTTGCCAAAGAGTACACAGACATCATAAGAGATTTAGATAATATAAGAAGAGGTTTATTAGTTAGCCAGATTGCTACCGCTATGCGTAACAACACAGCACAAATTGGTAGAGTTGGTATGCATACACTTACTGAAATATATGATGGTATTTTAAATGCTACATTTAATCCTATCAAAAGAGCATTTGGTAAAGAAACTAAACCTGTAGATCACACTAAGTCATTTAGACTTATGATGAATCTAACAAAAAATAAAAAACAAGCAAAAGATCTTACAGAATTTTTAACAAAATATTATGTAAACGAAAGCGATAGATTATTTACTAAGTATGCATCTGAAGTAGCAGATTCATCTAAAGCTAAAGTTTTAAAATCAGCACAGAAAATGGTTGATGGTTTAAACTTCTTAAATAGGATGCAAGAGTTCTGGTACAGAAGAGGAATGTTTGCTACATCAATACAAAACACATTAGCAAACAAAGGTATAGACATTAATAAAGTTGGCTTAAATGATGACTTATTAAAATATTTATCACCAGACGATATATCAAAAGCAGTAGATGACTCTTTATATTTTACTTATGCAAAAACACCAGATAACAAATTCTTAAAATCATTTGTTGATATATCAAATTCAATACCATTTGTAACGACTGGCGTATTACCATTTGCTAGGTTTATGGCTAATGCTATTGAGTTTCAATTTAAACATAGCCCAGTAGGATTTGGTTTATTATTAAGACCAAAAGAAATTAAAAAGATTGCAGCTGGTGATACTACTGCATTTAGTCAAGCGGTTGTTGGCTCAACTTTACTACTAGCAACTATAGAAGCTAAACGTAAAGGAATGGGAGAAGATCATAAATGGTACGAGCTAGAAACTAAGTCTGGAAAAACTATTGATATGAGGCCTTACTTTCCATTAACACCTTATTTATTTGTAGCTGATGTTATTACTAGATTAGAACAGGGTAGAAACTGGGGTGATGCTAAAGATATTTTACAAGCATTGACAGGCGCACAGTTTAGGGCTGGTGCAAGTTTATCATTAGTGCAAAATTTAATTGATGGTTTAAGTGGTTTAGATACTTCAGAAAAAATAAATAAGTTTATGAGTGATTTTGTTGCTGATGTTCTTGGTGGTTATTTAACACCACTTAGAATGTTTAATGACTTTATAGATCAAGACCAAGAATTTAGAAGGCCAGAAGATACAGGAGAGTTTATTGCAGATACAACTAATAAGCTTAAAACTAGCATACCTGTAGTAAGAGAGCAGTTCCCAGAAGTAGAGTCTCCAACAAGAGCAGCTACACCCGGCAGACCAGACACAGTAACATTACCAGTTATAGGTGCAGAAGTTCCCGGCCCACTTACAAGACAGCTGACAGGTGCAACTGTAAGAGAAGAAAAAAATGCAGCTGAAAGAGAGTTTGATAGACTTGGTTTTAAAATGAGGGATATACAACCTTATTCTGGTAATAGAAAAGCAGATCAAATTAAAGCAAGATATATGGGGCCAATGGTTGAAGAAATTATTGGTTCACTTGTAACAAATCCTGAGTACGAAAAATTAAGTAACCCAAGAAAAGAGTATTTAGTTAGAGGTGCTTTAAAAGGAATCAGATCAACAGTTAATGACTACATTAAAGATCAAGCTATAGAGCCAGAAGTATTTTTGAAAGTATATTTTAATAGACTTCCTAAATACGTTAAGAGATTATTAGCAGAAGAAGATATTGATATAAACAACATAAAGCTAAATCTTCAAGAAGAATGATAACCCATGACAAGAGCAACGGAGAGAATAGGTAGGAGTGGCGAATACCTAACTTGCTCCGTGATAGCAAGGGAAACCGATACTGTAACGATTATGCCTCATGGTTCTCATGCCGATATAATCTATGAATACGATAACCAGATGTATCGTTGCCAAGTCAAAACAGTAACTCATATAGAAAAAGGCAGAATAAGTTGGCGGTTTGATTTACGCAAAGGATCGCATAGCAAGACTCGTAAATATCAAGACAATACAATAGATGTATTTGCCTTGGTTAATCTTAAATATCAAAATGTCTTTTTCTTACCTTTTAATAATTGCAAATATCTTCAATATTCTGTACACGACCACGTTATGAAAACAGTTGATTCAATCCAAAGTTTCAAGGATGCTATGGAGTCCATGACATTGACAGATGGGCGACAGATAGGCATATCAGTCCATGATATACCTCTTCCAGAAATGGCGGTAAACAGCTAGTTTTTAACAGTTCGGGGAGTAGCGCAGTCTGGTAGCGCAGATGAATACACTAACATCACATCATTTCTTATCATTACTTTTTATCACTAATTTTCCTTGTTTTCTTTACAAATCTTAAAGTATAATTTACTTCATAGGTAACAACACTACTCATCGTTTCGATGAATCTTGACAGATGGGTGACAGATGGAGGGTAAATGGCAACAAGATACACAACCGATAAACAAGTAAATGGATTACGCATCTATCCAACAGGATATTATGTTTACTATCGCATGAATGGTAAGCGTAAAGAGATGAAGATAGCTAATAAAGATATACCAATCAATGTAGCTAGAAATATAGCAAGGCAAAAGCTAGGAGAAGTAGCATCTGGTATTGATCCTTTAGCAGTTAAAAAAGCAGATGTAGAGGCAATAACATTAAATGATGCTTTTGAATTAAAGTTAAAAGATTTATTTGATAACAATAAGAAGTGTGTGCATTTAAAAGATGGCGAAATAGACGGAGAGCCAAAAAGAATGTGGGATAAAGATGTTAGAAATACACTTGGTAAATCTAAACTAGAAGATATTGAGACAGGGGATATTACTAAATTACACATTAAGATTAGCAAGAGAGCCAAGTATCAAGCTAATAGAGTAGTTCAGCTTATCAGTTCTGTGTTTGAACATAGCATTAGATTATCTTTGGTTAAATATAATCCAGCCAAATATGTAAAAAAGAATCCAGAACTAGAACGCCATAGGCCTTTAACAGATCAAGAGTTTGCTGAGATAAACAAACAATTAAATATCATAGAGTCACAAACACATGAAAGACACTTGAACGCAATCAAGTATATAAGACTATGTATCTTGACTGGTGGTAGATGTGCTAGTGAAATTGGAGCTGCAAAGTGGTCAGATTTAGATGGTAACAAGCTAGTCTTACAAGAGCATAAGACAGACTATCAAGGTAAACCTAGAATCATACATTTAAACAGTCAAGCTATGGCTATTATTAATTCATGCGAAAAGACAGGAGAAACAATACTTGGTGTTAAGTATCCATTTCGTATGTGGGATAAGATTAGAAAAGCTGCTGGGTGTCCAGATGTAACGCTACATGATCTAAGACATAACTTTGGTACTATGGCTGGGGAGAGAATGAAACTAGAAGATGTTAAGACTCTTATGGGACATAAAAGTATTAAAGCTACTGAACGCTATCGTAAAACTAGAGAGCATATAGCAACCGAAGAGATGCAGAATGTCGGAAACTATATGCAGAAGATAATGATGTCTAATTGAAAAGGGAGCTTTTAAACTCCCTTGATTTTATGTGAGTTTTTCTGTTCCAGAATAATCTTCATTACTAAAAAGAAATTTAGTATTTTCTTCATAAGATTTTATTA